CATAAGCCTTTTCCTATATAACGTAAAGGGTATAGCGAGAGAATATATTCGGATATTCGGTCTTAGACTAACAGAGGAAAAAAGGTCATGGGAAGACATAGAAAACCAAATGAAATACACAGATTAGAGGGCACGTACAATGTCACAGAGCATGGGCAGGAGCTACGAGTACCAACTCTTAATAACTACCCAGCTGCACCTACTCATTTTAATAAATGGGCAAAAGCGGAGTGGAAGAGAGTTGTACCAAGGTTGGTGGAGCTTGGGCTAATCGGTGAGTTTGATTTAGGTATTTTAGAGAACGGTATTGAGCAGTACGGCATATACAAAGAGTGTATTGATGCAATCTATCACTTCTATGAGGAGGATGAGAGAGGGAAGCAGAAACGAAAGAAGAGATCGTTAAGGGAGTACTTGCAAGGTCGTACAAGTCAAACAGCTCCAGAGCTTACGCTCATGCGCAGTGCCTATGATAAGTATAGAGATGCAATGCATTCATTCGGAGCGACACCTGTTCAACGCAGTAAATTGAGTGAGCAGAAGAAGAGTGAGCAAGACCCTATGGCAGCCCTCTTGTCTGGTTCAGTAGAGGATCAAGTAGAAAAGAAGCATGATAAATCAGCATAAAAAAGATGTAGAAAAATATATAGTTGATATTCTCAATGGTCATATCGCCTCCTGTGTTCATGTACAGAACGCCGTAAAGAGGCATATGGATGATTATCAGAAATGGGCAAGCGATGAGGATTATCCTTTTTACTTTGATGAGAACGCTGCTACAAAAGTCATAAACTTTGTTGAGCTGTTAAAGCATTATAAAGGGAAATGGGCTGGCACATACTTAAAGCTTGAACCGTGGCAGAAGTTCATTCTCTGGGTTCTTTTTGGATGGAAGAAAAAATATAACGATTGTAGACGCTTCAATAAAGCTTATTTAGAGGTTGCGAGAAAGAATGCTAAAACAACCACTGCTGCTGCGATAGGGGATTATATGCTTGCTGCAGATGGCGAGGCTGGCGCAGAGATATATTCGGTAGCAACTAAAAGGGATCAAGCAAAGATTAGCTGGGAAGCAGCTAAAGCAATGATCCAAAGTCAACCCACTCTAAGAAGAGGCATAAAGGTGTTTCATAAAGCTCTAGTAAATGGAACAAGCACCTTTGTACCTCTTAGCTCTGATGATAAGAGTGAAGATGGTCACTCTCCTCATTTTGCAATCATAGATGAATATCACCAGCACTCTTCAGATGGAATGCTTAATAGTATCGAAACAGGAATGGGAGCGAGAACACAGCCTCTTATTTTTATTATCACTACAGCAGGGTTTGATAAAAGCAGCGCATGTTATGTGGAGCATGAGAGGGCGGTGAGAGTGTTGGAGGGGGCATCTCAAGATGAGAACTACTTTGCAATTATCTACACATTGGATGAAGGAGACGATTGGACAGATAAAAGTAAATGGGTAAAGGCTAATCCTAATTTAGGTGTTTCTGTATTTGAAGATTATTTGGAGCGAATGGTTAATCTTGCTCTAGATTCTCCTACTAAAACTAATAGCGTGTTAACAAAAAACTTTAATGTATGGACACAAGCGCAAACACGGTGGATCAATTACGCCAAGTGGGAAGATAACTTGGATAATTTCGATGAAGAGATTTTAAGAGGCAGAGATGCATACGGAGGCTTAGACCTATCTACTACAACTGATATTACAGCTTTTGTACTTTCCTTTCCTCCTACAAAAGAGGGAGAGCGACATAAGAAGCTTTATAAGTTTTTTATACCAGAGGAAGGAATACTAGATAGGGAAAGAAGAGATAAAGTTCCTTATACACATTGGGTTGATGAAGGATATGTGATCGCTACTCCAGGCTCTGTTGTTGATTATGATTACGTGGAGAGTGTGATATTAGAGGCAGCTTCAAAATACAATATTAAAGAGGTTGCATTTGATCCTTATAACAGCTCAGAGATTGTAAGCCGTCTCATGAAAGAAGGAATTGAGATGGTGGAATTCAGGCAAGGATTTATTTCAATGAGTCCAGCCTGTAAAGCATATGAAAGGTTAATACTACAGAGCCAGTTTGCAACTAATAATAATCCAGTTATGAATTGGATGATAGGCTGTACAGAGGTTGCCACTGATCCAGCAGGCAATATTAAACCGAAAAAACCTAATCGAGATAGAGAAGGTAAAAGAATAGATGGAGTGGTTGCTGACATAATGGCAACTCATCGTTCGATTTTAAGAGAGGGTAAGAAGCGATCTGTATACGAAAGCAGAGGCGTAAGATCGATCAATCTTTAATCGTAGAAAAAGATTTATATAAGTGAGAGTAAAAAAGTATGGGCATATTAAAGAATTTTGCTGATGTATTAAAAGGGAAGAACAAGAAGAGCGAAGAGGAAACATTAGCTACAGGGGCTTCTCCATCGATGCACAGCGCACTTAGTGGCGGGTATTCAAACAATAGTGGAGTAACAGTTAATGAGACAACTGCATTAAATAACAGTGCAGTGTTTGCAGCTGTTCGTCTTTTAACAGAAACCATTTCTACACTTCCAATTCATCTGTATGAGAAAGAGGAGGATGGTAGAAAAAGGGTGGTTGAAGATCATCCTCTTGCACAGCTTATTAGAAAACCGAATCCAGAGATGACTCGCAATGTATTTGTAGAGGTGTTGCAGGGGCATATTGAAACATACGGTAAGGCGTTCGCTGAGATTGTGCATAATCCTAAAACAGGCTATCCAGTTTCATTACATCCAGTGTCTCCAGGTCATATTCAGATTCAGAGAAATGAGAAAACAAAAAAGCTTGAGTACAAATACACACCTACAGGAGCAATTGTACCTGAATGGAAAATGCTTCATATAGTGGGGTTTGGTTCAAATGGAATAGATAGCTACTCACCTATACAGCTTGCAAGACAAAGCATAGGTGTTGGATTAGCTGCTGAGGAGTTTCATGCAAGGTATTTTAAGCAAGGCACTCAAATAGGTGGTTTTCTCTCTATGGAAGGAGAGCTGAGTGATGAAGCGTATAGCAGATTAAAAGAACAGATGGCTTCAAAGTATAAAGGGCTTCAAAAATCACATGGTTTAATCATCTTAGAAAATAACACAAAGTATGAGCCTGTTAAGCTTTCAATGGAAGATGCACAGTTCTTACAGACAAGAGAATTCACAGTAAAAGAAATAGCTAGATGGTTTGGTGTTAAAGCTCACATGATTAACGATCTCAGTAATGCAACATTTAGCAATATTGAGCATCAAGGAATGGAAGCAGTTCGTTATACATTCAGACCAAGAGTTGTGAGATGGGAGGAGGCGTTAAACTCTAAGCTTATTCTTCCTCATGAGCAAGGCAAGCTTTATTTTAAGTTCTCTCTTGAAGGTCTTCTGAGAGGTGATGTAAAGACCCGTTATGAAGCTTACAGAATGGGACTTATGGACGGATGGTTAAATGCGGATGAAGTGAGAGCAATGGAAGACTTAGAGCCTCAAGTAGACGACATGGGAAAAGCGTATTTTATTCCTGTAAATATGATGAACAAAAATTATGCAATTGAAGGACGGAATGTACCAAACTACGGAACACCTAGTACAGAAGAGGCTAAAGAGGAGGAGCAAGTACAAGAGAAAGAAGAACTATCAGAACAAGCTCTTAAAGAGGAGAGACAAAAGAAGAGCGCAATTAAAAGAAGAAGTAAAACCGATAGCTATAAAACGCTTTTAAAGAAACAAGTAGAACAGCTTATTAAAAAAGAAGTGTCTGTTGTTAAAGAAGCACTTGAGCTGTTAGAGCATTCTGGCGCAGATGAGTTTATTGATTACGTGGAGAGAAACTTTGAGGAAATTAAACAAGATATACCTGAAAGATTCTTACCTACTTTTACAGCTATAGCAGAAGACATTATTCCTTCTATTCAAGATGAGCTAAATAAATCAACTGATGTTTCACATGAGACAGAAGAGTTTATCGAGAATTATGTAGAGAGTTTTGCTAATAGGCATGTAGGTTATCAGGTTGGACAAATTCGAAAAATTAGAGCTGAGGAGAACGCCACTAATATAAAAAGCAGGGTGGAAGAAACCGTTTTAGATTGGAAAGATAATGTGGCTGAGAAGATAGTCACAAATGAAATGATTAAGAGCGAAAACGCTTTTACAAAAGCAGTGTATATAGCGATGGGAGTAAGGAAACTTAAATCTGTTGCAATGTTTGATAATACATGTCCTTTTTGTAGAGCGTTACACGGAAAGGTGGTTGGTGTAGAAGGGTACTTTTTACAGAAAGGTGAAGAGTTTAAGCCAGAGGGAGCAACGTACGCATTAGTTCCTAAAGGTAACATTTCACATCCTCCATATCATTTAGGATGCACATGCCAGATAGTGGCAGAAGAGTAATATAGTTTATTTAAAAAAGTAAATTAAAAAAAGTAGGAATTTTTTAATGAAAAAATTAGTTGAAGACATAGCATTATGGGAAAAGAGTATTGAACCTCAAAAGCTTTCAGAAGCTCAGGTGATGAAGGAAGCAGAGGAACAGAAGATCAATATTCTTGGTGGTTACAAAGTGCCTGTTTGGGTTCTTGATGTAGAGAACTTAAATGGAAGAACGTATCCAACAGAATTAGGAGAGAGGATAGTTGCAGAGAATGCTATAACTCCTGCTCTAGATGGGCATCCTGTAGAAGAGATTGGAATTGCTTTTGAAGACGTTAAAGCAGTTAGTAAAAATCCTTCTATTGAAGATGGGGTGCTTTGGGTAGAAACGTATTTTGTTGATGAAGATTATTTCAATAAAATTGAACGTATTCTTTACCACGAATCACAAGTAGGTCTTTCAAGCGTAGGCTTTGGTGAGATGGATGAAAACGGAGTCATCGATCCTGAAAGCTACGGATTAGTTAGATATATGGATTTTGTATTAAACCCTTCATACGGAGTTTATATACAAAAAGATAATACAGTTAATGAAGGCTCTGAAGAAGAGGAAACGAGTGAATCTGTTTCAACGGAAACGGAGGAACAATCTTCAGCGGAAGATGTGATTTCTGACGACGAGCTTGAATATATAAAGTCAATAAATCAAATCAAACAAATTAGGAGAAAGTTATAATGACTGAGAGAGAACTTCTAGAGATGAGACAGAAACGTGTTTCACTCATTAAGAAAAGTCGGGAAGCCTATGAGGCTCTCGAAGAAAGTAAAGCTGCTGAAGATCGTAACAAGTATGAAAATATTGAAAAAGATCTTGCAGAGCTGGAAGAAAGAATTGCTGAGCATGAAAAGCATCTTGCAAGAGAAGCTGACATCAAGCAAGTCATCACCGAAGATTTACATCAGCCGGAGCAGAAAGTTAGCGAAAGCTACAAAGAAGCTTTTGAAGCTTACGTGAGAGAAGGTATTAGTATTCCTTCCAATCTAATAACTGAGGCTGCTGTTATCACTAATGGCTCATATCTTGTTCCTGTTGATTATGCTAATAGGATTAAAGAGCTAAAGTACGCTTCATCTGTGGTAAGAAAACTTGCAGATGTTATCACCGTATCTCATGACTACACCATTCCTCTTGAAGGAACCCTTGGTGCAGCTGAGTGGATCGATAAAGATGGAGCATATCCTGAAAATGCAATGGGCTTCTCAAGACACGCATTTACACCTTATAAGGTTGGTAGAATGCTTCCGATCGCTGAAGAGATTCTTGCTGACACCGAACTTGATCTTGAAGAGTATATTGCTCGCAAGTTTGCTACTTCTATTGGTGTTGCTGAAGAGACCGCTTTCGTGTCTGGCGATGGCGATGGTTGTCCTACTGGTATTCTTGAAACTGCAACTCAAGGCGTTGAAACCGCTTCTACAAGTGCAATCACCTACAACGAAATTCTTGACCTTTTCTACAGCGTAGGCGGTCAATATGCAGCTAACGGTACTTGGGTCATGAAGAGATCTACCTTAAAGACTCTTCGTCAACTGAAAGACGGTGACTATTACATCTTCCAGCCTGGTTCTAAGGCTGACACGATCGAAGGCCGTCCTATTGTTACTTCCGAGAACATGAGCGCTATTGGAGCTGGTAATCAGGTTATAGCGTTTGGTGACTTCAAGCAGTATCAAATTGTCGACAGAGCTGGTTTTACCATGCAGAGACTTGTTGAAAAGTATGCTGACTATGGTCAGGTTGGTTTTAGAGGTTATTCACGTACCGATGGTTATCTGCTTATTGCAGATGCTATTAAAACGCTGGATATGGCTTCTAGCTAAGTCGTAGATCAAATAAGTTAATAAAAGGTGAGGTGTAAAAGCCTCACCTTATTCTTAAAGGGAGAAAAAAAAAGAAGATGTTTGTAAAAGCAAAAATACTTGTAAGCTGTGTTGGTGTATGGGATGGATCAACTTTTTCTTATGCAGAAGGTGAAACAGTGAGTATGCCAGAAGACCTTTATTACGATCTTCGCAGCGGCATACTTGTTGAGAAAGTGGAAGAAGAAAAACCCAAGGCAAGTACAAAGAAAAAGACAACAACAAAAAAGGTTAAAGAATAATGGCGTTAGAAGATTATGCGCTTGTTACATATACAGAGTTAAAAGATGCTCTTGATATTCCAAGCGATAGTAAAAAGACTCGGTACGAAAATCTCATCAACATAGCCTCTACTCTAGCTAACCGAATTACAAAACGAATATTAAAGTCAGCTGATTATACTGATTACTTAGATGGTAATGGAGGTTCAACAATTGTTCTTCCTCAATACCCTATTACAAATATTACTGAATTGAATCTTGACGCTGAGAGAAATTGGAATGCAGCTACAGAGGTAACAGAGTACGGTATTTATGGTGAGACAGGAGTTGTTACGCTCTTCGAAGATACATTTCCTGATGCCAAGTATTCTGTAAAAGTTGTTTATACTGCGGGCTACGTAGATGTTCCTGAAGATATAAAATCAGCTGTTATTGAGATAGTGCAATTCTTGTACCAAAGAGAAAATTCAAATCTTATAGGAAAGAAGAGCGTGCAGACAGGAGAGGGTATCAGCGAGAGTTGGGAATTATCAATTCCTGTATTAGCTCTTGAGACTCTTCTGAGGTACAAGAAGTAATGAACATATCTATTGAAGGTAATCTACAGAGAGCTCTTTTGCAGTTCAATGAAGATTTGCCTAAAGTGCTTAATTACCTTACAGCAGAAGTAGCTCATAAGTTCGCCGATTACACAAAAAGAAATTATCTTCTCGGCCAAGCACTACATAAAAGAACAGGACGAACATATAACAGTGTGAAGTTTTTTAAGAAGAAGAATATGCAAATGGGTGTCCGACCTGGTGTCGGTGTGAGAGGTAATCTTAATTACTTAAATAAATGGATTGGGACTGAGCATGAGTTTATGGCTCCAGCAGCAAGAAGTTTTCAAAACAGTGGAAGAGCTGATAAGGTTGCTAATTTTATAATGAGGCAAACCATAAGGAAGAAAGGTTTTTAAGAATGGTTAATATAAAAAGTCAAACGATGGATGATGTAACAACCACAATTCAAAATAATATTGCTGCATATGCTGCTGCTGCCGCTGCTGAGCATGGAGATGTAACACTTCCAGCTATTGCTCTATACAAGAAAGGCTACTACGATGTGTTTAATCTTTTTGAGTATCCGGCAATTCTTGTTTCCTTCGATAACAGAGAAAGAAATGAAATGGATGGTTTTCAGTTACTCACAGTTGATGTAGTGCTGGTGCTGAAATATAACGATGCAGATGAGCTAAATAAAATAGCTCTTGTATACAGCGATGCACTCTACAATTTATTAACAGCAGAGTACAAGTTAGGTGGAAAAGTAATAAACACTGAAATTATAAAAGAAGATCATTTTGCAGGGCCTGATATGTACTTGGTTGATTACAACATTCAGATCGAAAGAGAGGTATAAAGAGAATGGAAGGTATGGCAATAGTTAAATGCGATAATTGTGGTAAAGAGATAGCACATGAATATAGGCCGAGAATTTGTCCTGAGTGTGGCCACATAATGAAACCGCATTGGAAGAAAGAACAGAAAAAAACTACTAGGAAAAGTAGAAAGAAAAAAGATGTAGTGGATGCCTCTGATGCAAACGCTACTAATAATAATATCGAAGATCAAAGTTTTGAAGAAGTTGAGTTGAGGCTACTTCAAGATTAAAAAATTCTAGAATTTTGAGAGAGGTAAAAAAGTATGTCAGGAAGAATGGTAGGCAAAGACGGATTCGTCAAAGTCGGTTCTGATAAAGTTGGTTATATTGATGCTTGGAGTATTTCCTTTGCTGGTGATATAGCTGAAACCAACGAAATGGGCGAAAGAGCTAAAAAGTTTATGAACACTACAATAAGTGCAAGTGGTTCAGCAAGTGGGACACTAGATACCAGCGATACAGCACAACTTGCATTGCTGGATATGTTCACAAGCGGTGGAGAGCTTGAGGAAGTAGATCTTCATCTTTTACTCGAAGAAGGTAATTCAACGGATGAGGAATTTACTGGACAAGCGGTAATTACAGGTGTTGAGATTGGAAGTTCCTATACTGATAAAGTTACTTATAGTTTCAATTATCAGTTTTCTGGTGGAGTAACACATAATCAGGCTGACTAAGATAAGTGGCTTGTGTAAAAAGCAAGCCATTTATTCATTTAATTAAGAAAGTATTTTGGGAGAAATAACTTGAAGATTACACTTAGAAGAAGCACAGTTTATATTCCAGATTGGAATGGAAACAAAAAGCTCAAGAAAGAAGATCAAATAAAAGTGCATTATAACTACCTCACAACTGAACAACGTAATGACTTCATTGTTAGCGGTGGCAAGCTATCTGTAGCTAAAGTAGGTAAAGAGGTTTTTCTTGCTGCTGTTACAAAGATTGAGAATCTTACAGCAGAGATAGATGGTGAAGAAGTAGAAATTACAAAAGAGAATATATTTGATGTTCCTGATCTTCATGATCTGTACATGGATGTTACTGTTGAAATTATTTCTAGTAGCTCTTTGGACAGCACGAGTAAAAAAAAATAAGAATGCTGTTTCACCTTCTATCAAAGGGTTACAGTTCGAAGTATAAAGCACCGACGTTTTCTGCTGAAAGAGAAATAAAGATAGCAGAAGGGTTGCCACCTATAAAGAAGAAAGATATTTCAGAAATGTTTGCATCTGAGAATATTGATCTTTTTAATAGTGCCTATGAAGCAGCAGATGCTTGTAAGCATTTTGGTCTTCCCTATAGTGGAGGATGGGCAGAACAACCAGCAGTATTGATGGATGCAATACAGTTGATTCGTCGGTGTGAAGAGGAAGTAAAAAAGTGAGTTTAGATTTGGGGAGATTCTGATTATATTATATATAGAAATATATTTAATGAAAGGGTGAATAATGTTTGAAGATACAATGGGCATTTATAAAATCGAAAATACACGCAATTCCAAAGTATATATCGGTCAAACTTTATGTACTTTTGGGGAACGATGGTATCAGCATAAATACAGTGCAAAACATGGAGGCAAATATCATCTACATAAATCCATGCGGAAACATAAGATTAAGAACTTTGATTTTGAAGCCATTTTTATTGGGTTTTCTGATGTTATTACCCCGGAAGAATTAACTTTAATTGAGCAGCACTACATTGAAGAATATGATTCTATGAATCCTCAAAAAGGATATAATCGAAGGGAAGCAGGGTCAAATGGAAGGATGTCAGAAGAAGTAAAAGAACATTTAAGCAAAGTTCATAAAGGTCAAATAGCTTGGAATAAAGGTAAGAAAATGTCTGAGAGCTATAGAGAAAAATGTAGAAAAAGGCAAGTAGGAAAGAAAAGAACTGAAGAAGCAAAAAGAAAAACCAGCGAGTCTTTAAAGCAAGCGTATCAAGAAGGCCGTATGGTAGCTTATTTTAAAGGGAAAAAACATTCAGACGAGACCAGGAAAAAGATGTCGGAAACACACAAAAAACGTCTAAGCAGTGAAGAAGCCAGAAAGAAATTCGGAGAAGCTCACAGAGGACGTGTAGTATCTGATGAGACCCGTAAGAAGATAAGTGAAGCAAAGAAAGGAAGAAAGCTTTCAGAAGAGCATAAGCAAAAGTTAAGAAAACCAAAACAAAGGCGCAAAGGATAATAGGGTAGCAAAGTGGCAAAGAATCGTCTGACTGTGGTTGTAGAGGCCGAGGTCGCCAAAGCATTAGCAAAATTGGATCGGGTCGACAAAAACATAAAAGACGTAAAGAAAACAACTGATACGTCTGCTAAATCCTTCGGTGATTTAAAACAAACATTTACAAGTGTCGTCTCAAAGTTTGCCATGGGTGTTGGAGCTTTTCTAGCTGTTAAGAATGCTCTATCAGGTGTTACAGAAGCATACAAGGCTCAAGAGCTTGCTGAAAAAGCCCTTGATAGTGCAGCTGAGAGAAACCCTTTTCTTGATAGTGATGCAAGTCAGAGAATAAAAGACTTTGCATCTTCCCTTCAACAAGTAACCACATATGGTGATGAAACAATAATTCAACTCTCATCTCTTGCAGTAGCAATGGGGAGAACAGAGGGTGAAACCAAAGACATGATTCAAGCTGCTTTGGATATGGCAGAAGCCACAGGAATAACAGCAGAATCAGCTATAAGAAACCTAAACAAAACATATGGTGGAATGGCAGGGGAATTAGGTGAGTTAATTCCTGAATTAAAAGACCTCACAAAAGAACAAATGGAAAATGGTGAGGCTGTTGATCTTGTAAAAGAAAAGTTTGCAGGAGCAGCTGCTTCAATGGCCGATACAGCATCTGGAGCTCTTCCGCAACTGACAAATGCAACAGGTGATTATGCTGAAATACTTGGTCAAACTGTACTAGAAGGTATAGAGCCTTTTGCACGTTCATTAACCAAGATTGTTACAAACGCAGTAAAAGCACAATCCGCAATTATTGAACTTAAAGATGTAATGTCGATGGGTGATCTACTCACAGGTGGTGAGATAGACCTATCAGGCTTATCAGATCAAGAGTTAGGTAAAAAGATTGAGGCTGCACAGCAAAAGCTTGTAACCCTTTCAAAGCAAAGTGGATTAGCTACATCAGGAAATGTATCAGCTACGAAAGAATTACTTGAACAGTTAGAGCAAGAGGTAGCAGAAAGAAAACAAGCCACATATTGGTTAGCGTTAGAGAAAGAGCTTACAGGTGAAATAACTCCAGATCAAGTTGCAGCTGCAAAAGCTGAAGCTGAATTTGCTGAAGCTGCTGAGTATATCACCAAGCTTGAAGAAGCAAGAGTTGATCCATTAGTGAAACAAAGGGATGCGGTTCAAGAGCGCATTGATGAATTAGCTAAAGAGAGAGACATACTTAAAGAAAATGGTGAATGGGAAAAAGAGAACCAAGAAATTATAAATCGACTTTGGGCTGAGAAATTAAAGCTTGAAGCAGAAATAGCTGAAAAGAATAAATCAAGTAATGAAGATACTGAAGAAGAAAAAGAAGCAGAAGAAGAAATAAATGAATACCTTCAGAAAAAAGCAGACCTTGAATCTAAAATATCTGATCTTAGAGAATCAATAAATAACAGTTCAGGTGCAGAAAGACAATATTATGAAGATCAGCTTGCTACTACAAAAGAGCAATATGATGAGTTAACAAAGCTTAATGAAGAAGCTTCTGAATATGAAAAGACTGTAGCTGGTATTCAAGGTGCGTGGGATAAAGCACAAGAAGGTGTTGAACAGTTTTCAGGAGCCATCGATTCATTAAAAGGGGTTTATTCAGCTTGGGATAATTTAATGCAGAATCAATTCGATCTGTATGAACAGAAAATGCAACAAGAGATTGAAACTGCAAGAGAAGCTAAGGAAGCTAAACTTGAAATTATCAATGAAGAGTATGATACACAACTTGAAGCTTTACAGGAGAATCTTGATAACGACATTCTAAGTAGAGAGGAGTACTTAGAAAGAAAAGCTGAAATTGATGCTGAAAAAGCAGAACAAGAAGAAGCTGCAGCTGCAGAGCAGGAAGCACTTGAAGCGGAACTTACTAAGAGAAAGAATGAAGAAGCGAAGAAAAGATTTAAGATTGAAAAAGCTGTATCTATTGCAAACGCATCTGTAAGTGGAGCTGAAGCATTTGTTAAAGCCTTAACAGCAGGGCCTTTTCTTGGGCCTATTCTTGCTGGCGCAATAGCTGCAATGACAGCAGGACAAATAGCCCTTATTAGTCAACAGAAATATGTACCTCAACTTGCTGAAGGAGGAATTGCTACAAGTGCAACGTTAGCGGAAATAGGTGAAGGTGGTGAGCCTGAAGCAATAGTACCTTTAAGTAAAGCAAAAGATTTTGGATTCGGCGGAGCTGCTTCGAACATCACGATAAATATAAACGGAAATGTTTATGGAATAGAAGAACTGAATGAAAAGATATTCTATGCCATTGAGCAAGCACAGAAGAATAGAAACTTACCACATTGGAAGTATGCATCGTAATTAAGGGAGAATAAAAAAAGTAATGGCTTATAGCATTTACATAGACTTTTTAGATGGACAAGGTGAAATAGATTATAGCAGTGCATTAACTGGTGAGATCAGAAAGCAAGAGGTTGTCCATAAGAATTATAAATCAACTCAGGATTCAATTGATGTTAAGCTTAAAAAGGACAGTGGTCTTTTAAGTCGATTTCTTTCCAGTTATAAAAAAGGAACTGTAAGAATATTAAAAGACGGCTCTACATACTATGAAGGTCTACTTGAAAATAATGCATCTTTTGAAACCCATGAAGATGTACGTTTCATTAACATGAAGGTAGTTGATTATTCTTATTACTTGGACGAAAAACTATCTGAGTCTTTTATCTGGACAAGCCACAGTATATTTGATTCTTCAAATCAAAGTAATTCAATTGTACATAAGTTACTTACCCTTGCTGGGTTTAATGTGAATGTAATTGATTCTGGGCTTGCTGACATTACAACCACAGTTAATTACTTTTCAGGTGAGAAAGATAATGACACATATTTTGATCTGCTTGATAATTTACTCTTTGAATTTGGTTATACTTTTAGGTGGGAAAACGGTTCAACATTTACAATTGAAAATCTTGCTAAAAGTGCTTTAACACCTACTCATACATTTAGTAATACTGACCCCGAAGATATAAACATTATTGCTCCTTTGAAGATATCAAAGAAAACAGAAGATGATGAGGGTGTAGAGGTAACATGGTGGGAAGTAGATACTAAAAGTGATGTATTACTTTATAGAGGAATAAAAGACCCTGAAGATGAGGTATCTATTCCTTATGGTACTTATTATCCAGTGACAGGAAATGTAGAAGATGTATTTCAGAAGTTTAAACCTGTACTCCCTAATAAACCTGACGATAAAGTAGAGATTGTATACACTTCCAATCATGAGCTTGATTATACAGTAAGTAACGAAGATATCGAAGTTGCAACTGAAAGCTACTATAACGAAAAAGCACAAATAGTTTTTGAAAACACTTCTGCTGATACAAACTACAGCCTTACTTGGTTCGATATTAGAGGTGATCTGGTTTATAATGATATTCTTCATGTAGCAAAGAAAGTTAATAATCCAAACACTGGCTACATAAAGAAGATAAAAACTAAGTATATCAGAACAGCAGCAGATGCGCAGAAGCTTGCTATACTTGTAGCTGATAGATTAGAGAAAGGTTTATTCAGTTATTCCTTCAGGTCATTGGATGATGTTGCTGTAGGATCAATTGTTAATCTTATTGATACAAAGAGTGGAATAAATACCACTATTCATATTACAGAAAAAGAAACCAATACAACTGATTCAATTATTGCATATAAAGGTATTGGAATTACTGCTTATTCGGAAGTATCTGTTGACACTTCACAGGAGCTTGATAGTAAGCCTTCTTATGATGATATTACAAGTAGTTTAAGTTCTGACTTTCTACCTACAGACGATTATTACATAGGGTATGATAAATCAAATGTAGGAGAATCTTCTACTACTGTTCCAACAACACCTACCCTTCTTTCAGTAGGGATGTATAAGACAATTAAATTAAGCTGGGATATTCAAGATAACCTTTCTAATCTTGATAAATATCAAATCCAAGTATCAGAAGATGAAGTTGATTGGTATTCACTTAAACAAGATGGAACCGATTGGAAAGATACCATTGATGAGTATACTGAAACCACAGTACCAGAAATATTACATACAAATATACAACCTGAATTAAGTGGTGATGATTATATCGGAAGAACCCTATATTACAGGGTCAGAAGGGTAACAGATGCAGCAGCTACTTCAAGTTGGGCAACAACCAATAACACTACACTTTTGATTGATAGTGGGGATGTAGCTGTAAATGCAATTCAAGCAAACCATTTAAGTGTTGGAATATTAAATGCACTGTTTGCACAGTTCACCGAAATACTTGTAAGTGATGATGGTTTAATTGGGTATACAGAAGATAACACTCGTAGATTAAGAATGCTTAATGATTCACTTGTTATTGAGCTTAATAATGGTGATGATACCTGGACGGTAATATTTCAAATCGGTGGCGAAGATGCTAACGATGATTTTATGCCTTATGTAGCTGGTAAAGGTGTTATTAAGATAGGCACTGATACTTCAGCTTTTGATGTAGGTGTAAGAGCACCAGATGGTGCGAGAGTATTTGATCTAAATGGGGATTATGAAGACAAATCAGATACAGATGATTGGGATACAAAAAGTAACTTACAATTTGATGCTTCAGATTATAAATATGGAACCCATTCTATTATGGCAGATAGTGTTGATGGATATTTAGGCAAGGAGTTTGCAACTAATTTTGGAACTGACTTTGCTACTAACTTCTGGTTTAAGCCTAAGACGCATTCACCGTCAGGAACCGAACAGCCTACAAAAATAGAGTATACATTGTATGGGAATCATGGTGATGTAAATGAACATCCAGATGGTTTTCTACGTTCACTGAAAGAAGAAATAGTACAGGATTTAGATGGTAATTATCGTTTTAATCTTGAAAAGAATTATATAAAAATTGAAGGGGCTGATAAAAAGTATATTATCTTTAATCAGGTTCAAGATGACTGGCAGGGTTATTACCACGATGCAGCATATTTTGAGGATAATACAAAATCAAGATTCTGGTTTAACAATAGCTATGCATGTACGGTTACAGGTAGATATTATTTCACGAATGGGATTGATAACTCATCTTATGACTGCCAAGTAATAGATGTTGCTAAATTAGACGAATTAAAAGCAATGAGTGATTGCTTCGTTTATGATCTTGTTGTAAAGGAATTCGACAGGGATGTAGACTTTGATCCAGCAGATTATGGTCTTGTTAATTCCACAGACCCAAATAATATCATTTACGTAAATGAAGATTATGCTGTATCTACTGAGCGTGCTGCATATACTCAAGACGGAGGTCAGACGTGGAATAGTTTTGCTTCAAGTATCCTTGCGCTAAAAGAGGAAGCAGGAGAAGATATGTACTTCCAGACCATGATGGAAGTGGATGGTGTATTTTATATTCTTTTAGCTAATGGCAAAACTTTTATACTTGCAAGCAGTACAAACGGAGCTACATGGACTAAAGAAACTTCAATATCTGATGCATCGCTTGACTGTAACATTCAGATGTATGGTGGCTCACTTTATTATGATAATATGGAGTTTTGTTTTCTAAGTTACTGGCTTGACACAAGCATACCACAGCATAAAAGAGTTTGTATTTATACAGAGGATGGAGGGTCTACGTGGAATACCAATACCTTCAGGTTAAACGATTATGCAAGCTATGATCCTTATGTTGAGTTTCGGCCGGTATTAGGTGAGGGTGGGGACGCATGGTTCTACCGCAAAGAAAATGTACTGCCTACTCAAGCTCAGATTATAAAAGCAACAAACTGGTTCTCTTCTTTTTCACAAGTAAAATCTTTCACCGAAAGTGCTGGCGAAAATATAACCAATCACAGCTGGGCACGAAATGGGGCTATTGGTAAGAACACCATTATTAAGAAGGACAGCACCACACCTTATAAAACGCTTGGTTTTATGTGGTATGATCGCGATAATTTAAGTGATTGGGAATTCATAGAAGCTATAGATGACCTTGACTATGGTATCGGAAATATAGATGGAGGCTCATATCACGTAAGCATAAAAGCCGGTGATGTAGTTCTTTCTCAAGCCCCTATACTACAATCAGACGATTCATTTGTGTATGGTGCTTTTGCTAGAAGCTATTATACGCCACTTTCGGTTAATAATGATTACTACAGTGATTGTGTATTCATTCCTGTAAGAATTAACTTTACTGATACTGCCGAAGAAATTGCTCAGAAGCACGTGGATGCAATAAATGCACTGACAGATATTACAGCTACAAGAACAACAAATACCGTTGAGCTTACAATGGATGAAGATGGTAGCTACACCATATCTACAGTAGGCCAGTCACCTATTAGTGCAAGTTCAGTAACACAAACAGGTTATGATTATAATGATGATGCCCCAAAGCTGTTAGAAATAAGTGATAGCAACTATTCAGTTACTTCTAAGTTATATGAAGAAGATTCAGAAGAGAATGTAAAAACAACAATCTCACTTCCTTGGATGAAGTATGAGTTTTATAGCCCACTCACTTTAGATGATTGGAATTTGTTTGTATTTAATAATCAGCAAGGTAATAAACTGTACTTTGATATCAACGATGACCAAGTAAGTACTTCCTTTTCTATTCCTGGTACTGAGAATTTAACTTTTAATTATCATGTATCTGATTTATGGGAAACTCACATAGACGAAATACTTGTTCATCTTTCCACCTATCCTTCCCTTTCACTGATAAATAGCTATAAGGTACTTGGCACACAGTGGTCGGAAAACATCGACTTTGATAAAGACATGCTTTATGCAGTAGAAGATGGTGATGGTGGAAGGCACATATTTCTTGGCGGTGAAACAGTATTTACTGAGGCTGTTCAATTAAATGGAGGAGCTACCTTTCCTGACGGCACAACTGATAAAATGATTCAATCAGGGCGAACACAAGTAGCTGCTTCCAACCCTGTTACTGTTACCTTCGACACTGAGTTTGATAATGTTCCTCAAGTTGTTGCTTCTCCAGACTGGGATGATGCTGGAGATGGAAATGCTGAATGGATGGTCACTATTGAGGATGTAACCACGACAGGATTTAAGTTCTATTGTTATAATGACACTGGAACCGCTCATACAAGTACAGATGATTATGTACAGTGGATAGCAGTTGATCCAGCATCTTTTGTTCCTTCACAAGGGCCGAAAGGTGATACAGGTGATACCGGGGCTGCAGGGGCTACAGGACCGAAAGGGGACACAGGTGATACTGGGCCTCAAGGTGAGAAAGGCGATACAGGTGAAACAGGAGCGAAGGGTGATGCTGGAATTGGTGTTGCTTGGGCAAGTGGAACTACCTACTCAGATACAGCAATTGTGAGTTATGGTGACACTCTTTACCGTTCACTTCAAAGTAGCAATACAGGAAACCAGCCCGATACAGCGGCTACGTATTGGCAAGCGATTGAAATGCTTTCCGATGCTGATGAATTACCACTTGGTACGATTGCTTGGTGGGATAAAAGTTTTGAAGCTAGAACCAAAACTAAACATTCAACTGGTACTGCTGATACCGATACGGAAAATAAACTGATAGATAGTTCAGCAACTTTTTCAACTGATGGTGTTGCAGCTGGGGATATTGTATGGAACACCACTGATGATGTTCCTGCTACGGTAGTTTCAGTAGATAGTGAAACACAGATTACTCTTGATTATGATGCGTTCCCTGATGGTGAGGAGGATTACGACATTTATGATGAGCCAGATGTACAGCCCGGTTGGACAGAGATGGACGGTTCTACTATCAGTGATGCAAATTCCCCATTCGACGGAATGACTGTTGCTGATGTAATAGGTGAAGAACGTTTCATCAGGGCACGGCAAACAGCTGGACGGCTGCAGGCTGATGCGATGCAGGGGCACTGGCATCAGACATATACATGGAACCAAACAGGAACTGGTGCTGGTGGTGGAAGCAATGCTATAGATCAGCCAAACTTGGATGCAAACCTTGCATCTAACGACTTGAGCAACCGCAGTTACGCTCGTGAGGCTATTACTGACGGCATCAACGGCACGCCCCGCACAGCAGCTGAAACCAGACCTATTAACATCTCAGCTATTCCGATTATTAAGATAA